ATAAATGCGATACAATCTTTACGAGTTGCAGCAATGTCAATGATCTTCTGTGCTTTAGCAACAGTATCATTAGTGCTTGCCATTGATGGACCCATTAAGATGTAATCTACATCAACTGTTTCCTTATCACCTACGAGGTCATAACCTCCAAGGATGTCAGAACGAGCAACTGTATATCCGTCAACACCACCTTGTAGTGTGTACTTAACAGTTGATCCGTTAGTTGTACCAATGATTTCGCGACCTAAATTTGTTTCTTTAGTCTTAAGAGGTGTTCCGTATTTGATAAGATCGAATGAACGAGACACACCTGATAAACCAAATCCACCATTAGCAGCACCGTCAACATCCATTATAGATGATCCTTCGTGACTACCCCAGTAAATGTATGCTGAGTTTGCTTTAATAACGTCTTTGTAGTATAGTGTTTCGCCCTGTACACCTTTAGCATCTGTGGACTTAGAAACAAATAGGAATTTCTCAAGAAGTGATCCAGGAGTTCCTGTTAGTTTTCCGTCTCCATCAAGTACAAGGATGTGCATCTGGTCGTTGTCACCACCACGATCTGAAACCCAAGGAGAAGTTGTAGGACGTGGAGCAATGTTGATCCATTTTTGCTCACCACCATAGTAACGCTCTTCGTAATCTGAACGTACACTTAAGATTTGAATACCACCACCAGAAGTGTTGTCATCATCTATTGTGTAGTTTGCTGCAAAGTTTTCTGAACCTGCTGCGTTTACAACACGTAATTGACGCTCAACACTTTGTACTGTTGCTTTGTCACCAGTTCTGTTACCACCTGATGCTGCATCCCATAGTGCAATAACGTCACCTATTTGTAAGAAGTCAGATGACTGGGCGTAGTCTACGCTAAGTTCAATCTTTCTTGTTACAGGATCGTATGCTACAACTTGACCAAGAACGTCAACGGATGATCCTGTAGAACTCTCTGCTCTCCAGTATTCATCTTTTTTGAAGTCACCATTGATTGTAGTTGCATCAAATGTTACGACCATTGTGTAGGAAAATACTTTTGCCTGTGAGTTTCCTAAGTTGTAAACTACATTAGTTGAGTTTGTAATTATATCTGAAAAGTCCCACTCAGCAGATGTTGGTTCTGCAAGTGATAAGATTTGATCTGGACCTGCATCTGTCATTACAACTCTTATAGAGTTACCATAGATTCCAGGGAATCTTGAACCCCACTTCCAAGCATTAGCAGCAGTTTCAACAGTTGTTTCATACTGCTCAATGTTTTTGATAAGAGGTGCAGTAACACCAGTTGTTGTTACTTCGTTGATAGATGTCTTACCGACTGTAACTGTTAGACGACTAATAGCAACACCGTCTGTATGAGATGCAGCGGTTGTGCTTAGTTCTCCACGTGTTACTGTTATGTTGTTTCCAACGATTGCAGATGCACGTACTATCTCATCTTCAATCTTTAAGTAGTCATTTAACTGTACGCCAAGAGTACCTGCGTCAGAAACAGTAATTGTTGTATCAGCAGCACTAAGTGTTCCACCTTCGTTTATAGTGGTTGAAGTTCCTGCTGCTTCAATTAATGTGACCGCAGATCCCGCAGCGTGTGAAGTAGCAGCAGATGCTAACTGTCCACGTAGAACTGTAAGGTCATTACTGTTAACAGCAGTTACTTGTAGAATTTCAGCGTCGATTAATATGAAATCGTTCTGAGCAAAGTCTGTACTGTTTTGAACTGTAAGAGTTGTGTCTGAACCAGAAAATACAGTCTGAGTTGTTTGTGCTGTATCTATTGCGTTTTTAAGTGCACTTGCTTCTGCTCTAATAACTTTTAATGTACCGCCATAGAGTAGGAACTGTGATGCACTAAACCAGTATTCGTAGTTATAATCATTAGGTCTACCAAAGATAGAAAGTAATTCTTTCTCGCTTGTAATGTCAACAATCTTGTTAACAGGACCCTTTTCAAAGGAACCAACAATCACTGCCACATTATCTAAAGTTGCATTTGCAACTGTTGTCAGATCCTTCTCAAGTACAACGACCCCTGGTGAAAGTTGGGTGGATGCCATTGTTTAATTCTCCTTGAAAAATGCTTCCAATTTTACTAGAATTATTTATTAATACCGATCTTTCTGATGGGGAAACAAAACGTGAACTGTTTACCAGTCAGGATAGTCACACCATTTACGACTCTTTTTATTTCTTCTACGTACTTGAACACGCTTCTTAGTACATTCTTTACACTCATACGCAAATGCAGATGGATAGTTACCTCTATCCTTTCTAGTTTTGTAAAAATCTGATAATAAATTTTTTGTGACAAGACATTTACGACACCTTCTATCTTCTAATAACAGGTGTTCTAATTCTAACTCGTCCTCTAGGTTCATCTATATTCCCACATATAGGTTCTTTCACCATAAGGATCAGAGTTCCAGACGTTACCATCTTCATCAATAAATGTTGTATCTTCTATACCATTATCAACAAAACCAAATGGTGCCATATCTGCTTCTATTGCTTCTCTTTGTTCTTCATACATCTTTACACGAACATCATTATCGTGTATCTCTTTGAAATATGGTTGCACTGCTAACCAAGCAAAGATAACTAAACACATAGCAAGGTCATCATTACATCCTTCTTCTGCTTGCCACGACTGTCCTTTCTGAATAAACGTAGTTAGTTCTGAGATAATATCATAATCACATAGAGTCATCTTATCATCTTCTATTAATTGTTTTAAGTTAGAACAACCAACTTTCTTTACAGCACTAGACATCTTTACACCAAGTTGTACTTTACCACCAGAGAATCCTTGTCCTATAACTTGTCCTGCTCTACCACGCATAGCAGACATTAATAGATTGTCATACTCAAGATCATACTGTATGATGTCTGCTACCTGTGCACCAACGTCATTTACTTCTACTAATACAAAAGCGTGGTTGTATGCACTTGCAGTCTTGACTATAATATCTGGGAATAAAAGGGGTTTAACTGTATTACTTCTATATTTTGCTACTAATTTATACGGAGGTTCTGTAGTATCAAATATACAAAATGCACTATAGTCACCATCTACTCCGCGTGCTACGTCTACAGTCATTGTATAAGTGTGTCCGTCAATCGGATCTTCATAAACATCCAGTCCTACACTGGAGTGTAGAGGATCTTCATAAACCATTAATCTTAATTTACTTGCGGAAATTAGTGTATCTACAGATCCTAGAAACTCACATTCAAACTCAACTCTGAACTGTGCTTCTGATGTGTTTGCTATAGTTTGCTCTTTCCACTTCTGATCTCTACCTGGAACCTGTGACCAGTGCACTTCTGTATTAACATATTCATTCTTATTTCTTTCTGCATCGTGCCATATCTTATAATACATATTCATCCCGTGTGGGGTAGATATGATAATAACTTTTGTAGATTTACCAGATGAGATAGTAGGATAAACAGAAGCAAAGAACTGTTCAGCAATATTATTTGGAACGAACGCAAACTCATCAAGGAAGATAATATTAAAGGACATCCCACGAACAGCAGAAGCAGAAGTAGATGAAGCAAGGAGACGAGATCCGTTCTCCAATTCGACTGACCCCTTGTTCCAACCAACAATACCTTGCTGCATCCATTTAGGAAGGTTCTCATAAGATAACTGTAAGCGTCCCAACATTTCTCTAGCAGTTGGGGCTTTGTTTGCGAGGATTGCGACATTGACGTTATCGTTAAAAATTACATACCATAATAGATATGATGTTACAATAGTTGACTTACCAGACTGTCTAGGTAATTTAGCAATATTAAATCTATTCTCGTGAAAACTTTTTACCATCTCCTCTTGGAAATCGTACATATTAAAAGGTATAACACCTTCATCAAGAGATACGATCCTAATATAATTACGAATAAAATATGCAGGATCTCTACTACATTTAACAAACTCTCTTACCTGTTCTGGTGAGAAGTTAGTTGCAACGTTTGCTTTCTTAAGATTGGGGTTGCCTAAGTATATCTGATTTTCTGCCATTAATCTTTACTCCAAGGTTTGTCAAATAAGACATTGTTTATGTATTTATCTGCCCAGAGGGGATCAAACCACTGTGACAATACTGCTTTAGTTTTTTGATTTTTTCTTTGAGACACACAGTACCAACACTGATCATCTAATCTTTTCATTATTGGTATAAAAGGAGAATGTGGATCTTTCTTAGCGTGTCTCACAGCATTACAATATATTAGTAAATATTTCTGAACTACAGTATAGAAATCATCTCTTGCTTTTTGATCTTTCAATCTAGCAAATTTACAATGGTTCGAGAATATATCCTCTGCCCATATAGGAAGAGGTCTCTTGTCTTTAAATTTATATTTTTCACTAACTACTGATAACTGAGGATTGAGATCCACCCCGTGTACAGGAGACACATCAACAATAGCAGCAGTAATAGTTGAAGTTGTTTGGATAATGTCACAACCAAAAATAGGTAAACGATATTCTGGATCTGGATAAAGAACACAGTGGATGATCTCTATCTTGTCAGTATTCGCTCTTTCAATATGTAATTTTCTGAGTCCTTTGCACTTCCACATCTCATTGTGTATAGTCACTTTCTCGTGCTCTATAACACTATGATCCGATTCCATAACCTCAAGGTCAGGCAAATCACTAATGTTCCTGCGAATAAGATCCGCTAACTCATCACAAAGATTTGTCACAGTTAACCTGCTACAAGTGTACCATATGAACGACGAATTTCGCGTAGTTCCTCAAAGTCTTTTTTCTTTGTACCACCATCATAAGACCACGCATATCCTTCGGTTATCATTTGCTCGTTGAGAGATACATCTTCATCACCAACATATAACCAACCAAGCAAACGACCATACTTACCCATCCCTCCCTTGAGTTCAGTTCGTATAGTAAGTTCAGACTCTCCATCAATAGCACCCTCCAATTTTTCTTTTATCCAATTAGTAGCATCTATACCTAATGCTTTCTCTTCCAAGTCACGGGTGCGTTTCTCAGGAGTATCGACTCCTGCTACTCTCACCCTTTCTTTTTTGTATAGATCAAAACCTAGATCGATAGTAACATCAATAGTGTCACCATCAACCACCCTGTTTATCTCTGTCACTCGGAAGTTGTAGCAACTCTTCCTGCTTGGTGGAACCATTGCTCCCATCGTTCATCTCCATATATGCAGTCCTTAGTATATAGACGATATACCAAGTAACTATTACAACAAGTATTGCAATCATAATAACAACACCCCAGACAACCATTAGTTCTTATTGTGTACTATTGTATGGTTTCCATACCACTGTCCGTGTAATGGAAAGTCTCCTGTTTTATTTACCTTTACATTAAATCCTATTGAATATTTTTGATCTCTTGAATAGTTCTGTGTAGTAGAATGTTCCAACCAAGATGGAAATAATATCAAAGTATCAGGGAATGTTTCTACTGCCATCTCTTGATAAGTAGCAAAACAACTCATTCTTGCTTGTACAAGTGGACTATGAAAATTAATTAATCCTTGTTCTGGACTTGTCTTATGATAATAACATCCTGACAACTCAAATCCTGGGTGCATATGTTGATTCTGATTAGCACCTGTTGGGTATATATTTAACCAAGACTCAGGTATATTCCAATTATCGTGACCAACATATTTAATAACACACTCTGCAATATATGATTCTAAGTTTGGCATTTCATACGCACGAAAAAAATCCCTCCAATGATCTTGCTTGGAAGGATCATCACCGAAGTGAAGAATTAATTGTTCTTTCTCTTGTACATCACTAATAACTTTTTCAAGTTCATCCCTTATCTCAGAGTCATCGTGTCTGAATCTTAGAACTGTGGATGGAAATAAATCAATAACGTCAGGTTGCATAATAAAGTTTCTGTTACACTATCTAGGAACTACGACAGTTCCATTTTTTAAGTGCTAATGCTTTACGAGTTGGTCTACCTTTCTCATCTTTCATAGGTCCTCTCATTCCACCCATTCTTTTGCAAAAATTGTTTTGCCTTTTATCTGCCTTACTACCTGGTTTTGGACTACCTGTTACAGGTGCTTTAAGATCTGAACCAGGATTTTCTCTTTCATAAGACTTTCTTCCCTTTTCATTTAACCCACCACTAGGGTTCTTTCCTTCTTTACGTTGCCACGCAGATTCCTTGAAACTCTTCAAACCACTTTTAAGGTTACTTGCTTTACCTGTTTTAACGTGACCATACTTAGCAAGATCTTTATGTAAGTCTCTATACTGTGCTTTACTATCACCAGATCTTTTGTTTGACTGATCCATTCTCTTATTTTTACCAACAGGTTTATAACCACTGCTAGTATATCTTTTTTGATAAAATTCTTCTTTATATGACTGCACTCTAGTCTTACCAAGAATGTATTTTGGATCATTC